GTACCCGCATACCTCGTTTCCGTGAGCATTGGCAATTACAGTTATGTTTCAAGTAGCGAAGCGTCGCGCGACCTTTACACGTTTGGCGTCAAACCGTACATAGATTGCATACAAGAAACACTTAGCGCGGATAACGTCCTACCGCGTGGCACCGGTGTTATGTTTGACATTGAAAGTTATTTAGCCAACGAATACAACACCAATGTTGAAGTACAAGAAACGCCCGAGGAAATGAGGCAAGCAAATGCTTAGGTTAACCCCACAAGATTTAAATTTAGACGCCGCGCAAGGTGACGCGCTGCCACGTAGAACCCTCGCGGGCGTCGCTATCGAATACAACGTTGACGCCGTAGTAAGCGACGGCCAAACGGTCAGGTTTTTGCCCGGCTCGCTACCGCTTGAAGGCAAGAAACCCAAAATGTACCTTTACCACGACAGCACCCAGCCAATCGGCGTAGTCACCGAACGCACCGAAGTAGGCAACTTTGTAATGTTTGAAGCCAAAATTAGCGAAACAGTTTTAGGCAACGAAAGTTTGCAGCTGGCAAAAGACGGCGTTTTAGACAGCCTTTCGGTAGGTGTTGAACCCGTCGAATTTAGTTTTGACGAAGCCGGCACCATGATCGTCAGCAAAGCAAGTTGGCAAGAATTGTCGCTTCTGCCCTATGGCGCATTTGAGGCCGCCAAGGTCGAGCGCGTCGCTGCCAGTATCCACCAAAACGAACCCGAAGTAGAGTTAAATAATGAACAGGACCAAGAAAAGGAAGTTAACGACATGTCTAACCCAGTAGAAACCCCAGCCGTAATCGAAGCGTCAGCCGTGCAACCAATTTATGCACAGGCCCGCCAGTTGCGTTTGCCATCACCAAGCGAATACATCGCTTCGTTTGTGCGCGGCGGTGCAGATTTTGCACAACTAAACACAAACATCAACAACGCAATGGTGCAAGCAGCACCCGGCGTTGCACCGGACATTAACACCGAAAGCACACCGGGTATTTTGCCCGAGATCATTACCGGCCCTGTCTATGACGGACTAAACCCGGTGCGCCCTTTCGTGTCGGCAATCGGTACACGCGCAATGCCACAAAGCGGCGCAACGTTCCGTCGTCCAAAAATTACGGTACGCCCAACAGTTACACAACAGCCGACAGGCCAGTTGAACGCGCTTGACCCGTCAACCGTCCAAGTTTCAAACAACGACATTTCAAAACTTACTTTCGGTACGTACGTCACGTTGTCAGAACAAGACCTTGACTGGTCAGACCCAAACAGCCTTAACATCGTGCTTAACCAATTGGCAGTTGCATACGGCCAAGCAACCGACAACTACGCAGTAGATACCTGTTACAGCGCAATTGTGCAAAACGAACCAGTAGCAGACAACACAGACCCCGAGGATTGGATTGCCGCTATCTACGGCGCTGCAAAACAAATTTCGCAATCGTCTAACTACTTGCCAACGCACATGATTGTCGACCCAACCGCATGGTCAATTGTTGGAAAACTTACCAGCACAACCGGAAACCCAATTTTTCCAATGAACGCACCAATTAACGGCATTGGAACTTTGCCCGGTGGCGCTTCATCATGGAACGGCAACCCATTGGGCCTTACCTTAGTAGTCGACAAAAACTTGCCAGCCGGCGCGTGTTTTGTTGGTCACTTGGCAGGCCCCGCCGCTGGTTTCGAATTCTACGAACAGCAAAAGGGTGCCATTTCAATTGACGTACCAAGCACACTTGGCCGCACGATTGCTTTCCGTGGCTACGCTGCCGCGTTTATGGCAGACGCAACCAAACTTTGCAAGATCACCATCTAATCGAAAGGTAGGCCCTAGTAATGGCCACCTATTCGGTCACACAAAAATATTTAGTTGACAACTACGCGGTTGTCGTACTACTTACCAACGCAGACCCGTTAGAGGTTGGCCAGTCTTTTACCCTTTCGGGTGTAGACGCAACCTTTAACGGCACGTACCTAGTCCACGCTTTGCCACCGTTTCGGTTTATTGGCGTGGACGAATACGGGTTTTTAGAATACGACTTTGAGGAACCAATCCAACACCAAGTGTTGTTTGCGAAAACCGCCGACAACGTCATTATTAGCCCGGCTACTGGCACCCTTACCACAACACCTACTTGCACGTGGATAACCACCGACAGCCAAGTAGAGGATTGGTTAGGAATAGGAACCGCCACCGCAGCCGATCAAACATTTATAACGCAATGCCGTTTGGCTGCCAACGAATTTTGTTACAGGCGTCGACAGGAAGCCGGCTACAAAGACAGCCTTACAACATCACCTAACGCGTCGGTAACTTTGGGCACCGTGGCTTATGCAGGGTTTTTGTACCGTCAACGCGGTGCCGTAACGGACTTTGCCGGGTTTGACGGTTTAGCAGCTGGCGGGTCAATGGGCCTTAGCCCGATGATTAAACAACTTTTAGGCATTGACAGGCCCGCGGTGTTTTAATGCCTGTTGCATACACAGACCTGTTTAACGAGGCCTTAGACGACCTTACAGCGACCTTACAGACCGTTACAGGGTTGCAGGTAGTCAATGACCCGCGCAACATTGTGCCACCGTGTGCATTTATTGACGCCCCATCGTTTGAAGCGTTTAACTACAACATCGTAAAAATCACATTTCCCGTACGCCTAATTACCCTTGGTCCGGGCAACCTCGACGCGCAACGCAGCCTTATGAACATGGCTAGCAAAGTCTTAGGCAAAAACGTGGCCGTAACCAGCGGCCGCCCTACCATTGCCATAATCGGCGGCAGCGAACTAGCCGCGTACGATCTCACTATTGAAATGCAAGCCCAAACGGCTTAAGGCGGTCACATGTATTACATCATTAAAAGCGCTCGACTAGGCGAAGTAGGCACCGAATACGAACCCAAGCCCGGCATAAACGTAAGTGCCCTAGTGGCAGGCGGTTTTATTGCCGAAATAAACGACCAGCAACCCGACGAAGTATCCACACCCGCACCAAAAAAAGGTGCTAAAAATAAGAAAGCAACGAAAGAGGATTAAACACCATGGCAACTAGCACCTACCTAAGTAACCCAGTAGTAACCGTTAATGCGGTTGACCTAACCGACCAATGCACCGCGGCGGTATTTACCCAGCGCTACGACCAACTTGAAAATACGACGTTCGGAAAAACGGCAAGGACTTTCCAATCGGGCCTCGGCAATCACGAAGTCACATTAAGCCTTTACAATTCTTACGCCGCTGCCGAAACTTTTGCCACACTAGAAAACGTTGTTGGCGGTTTGGTGACTGTAATTGTTAAGCCTGCCGTTGGTGCCGACGGCCCAACAAACCCGGGCTTTACATTGACTGGCGCGCTACTGTCTGAATTGCCAGTAGTTAATGCAACTATGGGCGAACTTTCAACCATCGACGTAACTTTTGTTGGTGGCGTTTACACCGCAGACGTAACCCCGTAATTAGCGCCGAACCATCGGCCCGACACGAAAGCAGGCACAATGCAATTAACCCTTGAAGTAACCAACCACGAAGGCACCTACCAAGTAAGCACAAACCTTTTTACTATTGTGCTATGGGAACGTCGCTTTAAACGCAAAGCGGCCGACATGGCAAACGGTATCGGTGTCGAGGATTTGTTGTTTTTGGCTTGGGAAGCAAGCAAGCAATCTAAAATTGTTGTGCCGTCCGAATTTGACAAATACTGTCAACAGGTAACCAACATCGAGGTAACCGCGCAAGAGGCCCCAAACCCTACCCAAGCGGCACCTACCGACGGCAACTAGCCGAATTACTAGTTGCAATAAGTTGGGCGCCGCATTGGTACAGCGCAACGTTTGACGCGCAAGACCTAGCCACCGTGGCTAAAGTTTTGAAGGAACGAAACAAAAGGTAACCCTATGGCGCAACCAGTTTTACAGGTTAAAGGTATTCAAGAAACCCTTGCGCTATTAAACAAAATAGACCCGTCGTATAGGCGTCAAATTGGTAAACGCATTAAGCGAAGCGGTGACATAATCATTAACGAAGCCCGCAGCATGGTGGCCCATTTTGACAACAGCAAAGGCACCGGGGAACCGTTAAGCGGTATGCGTCGAGGCAACCTAGTGCGCGGCCGTGAGACCAGTTGGCGAACCGATCAGGTACAAAAAGGCTACAAAATTAGGGTAGGCGTACGGCCGAGCCGTGAACGATACGTAGATTTTAACCGTGGCGGTTTTACCGAACAGGTAGTTTTTGGTGCGAAGCCTTACCGCCTTATGGTGGTGCAATCAACAGACCCCGCGGGCGTGATT